TCGCGCTGGCGTATATGGAGCAGATCGCCCTGCCCCCCGTCGGCGCCGGGAGCGAGGACTGGTCGAATATTCCTATCGCGGGAAGGATGTGAGCGGATGGATATGGATATGGACGAGGGCGTGGAGCTCGAGGAGGCGCAGCGAGCCGCGTCCGCCAGGGAGCGCGTGAAGAAGTCCGTGCTGTCCGATATCGAGCGGGCAAACGCTTTCTACCAGACGAAGATAGAGCCGACGCTTCGCACGCGACACCAGCTCTACGAGGCGGATCGGAATTATTACGAGTCCCGGTTCCCGGAGGTCTCCAAGCAGTCGGACTTCGTGTCCTACGACTTCTGGAGCATGGTGCAGTGGGCGATCCCGGCGGTCATGAACTCGTTCTTTGGTGGGGATGACGCCGTGGTGATCGTCGGCCGGAGTGCGGAGGACGTGCCCCGGGCCGAGGTCCTGAAAAAGCTGATCGACTACCAAATCATGACCAAAAACAAGGGATTTCTCCTACTTTGGGACTGGTTTTCGGACGCCTTCCAGTACAACCTCGGGGCAGTCAAGGTCTGGTGGAAGCGGCGCATGGAGTGGGGGCAGGAGAGGATGGAGGTGGTCCCCATCGACCGGGCGCAGCAGATCATGGCCGACCCGTGGTGCCAGGTTCTCTCCATGGAGGGGCCGGATCCCTTCGGCATGTGCTCCGTCCGGTACCAGATCGGGCGGCTGGCCGAGAACTACCCCGTACTGGAGTCCGTCCGGGTGACGGACCTGCGGTGGAGCCCGGAGGCCCGGACACTGGAGGAGGCGAACTTCGTCGCACACCGGAAGCTCGTCACCGCGGACCACCTGCGGCGCCAGGCGCAGGCGGGCGTGTACGATCCCACCGCGGTCGATCTGGTCCTGGAGAAGGGGAGCTCTTCGACCTCCTCCATCATGCGGACGTCCTTCGAGACAGAGCTGAACGAGGATGCGGAGCAGTTCATGCGGCACGAGGAGGACCCGGCCCGTGCGCTGCACGAGCTTTACGAGTGCTACGTGAAACTGGACATCGACGGCGACGGGCTACTGGAGGACGCGCTGGTGACCGTTGTCGGGAACGAGGTACTGCGGATGGAGGAGAACCCCTGGGGTCGTGTGCCGATCTTCACCATCTCTCCGATCAGGGACCCGTTTCGGGTGCTGGCGCCGCTGTCGTTCAGCGAGATCATCGGAGAAATTCAGAGCCTGAAGGTGGCGCTCATGCGTCAGCTGATCGTGAACACGGCAAAGACGAACAACCTCCAGAGCTTCGTCGACGAGACGAAGATCAATCGGGACGACCTGGAGCTCAACCGGCAATTTATCCGAACGAAGGCCGATCCTCGGACGGTTGCAATGCCGATGCCGCAGGCCTCGATTGCCCCTTGGACGATGAACTTCTTCGAGTACCTGGAGACGGCGATGGAGCAGTGGACCGGGAGGACGCGATACAACCAGGGGCTGGATGCAAGGAGCTTGAACAAGACTGCGACGGGGATCTCCCTCCTGACGCAGGCCAGCGAGCAGCGCATCGACTACATCGTCCGTGTGTTCGCCGAGACGGGCGTCGGCGAGCTGATGCGGTTCCTCGTCGAGCTGAATCAGCGATACATCGACCAGCCGCAGGTGATTCGGCTCCAGAACCAGGCGCTCCAAGTGTCGCCGGACGACCTGTCGGGAGTCTTCGATATCGACGTGAATACGGAAGCGGGGGTGGGGAGGCGGAACAAGAACATCGAGAACCTCCAGTTTTACCTCGCCAACATCGCGCCCTTCGCCCTTCAGATCGGGGCGGCGACGCCGGGCGAATGGGCGAAGGCGGCGCAGAAGCTCCTGATGGAGAGCGGCATTCGGGACCCGGAAAGCTACGTCCGGGACCCCGAGGCCGTGAAACAGGAGTTCTTCCAGAAGATGATGATGAGCCTCGTCGCGGGAGGGGGTGTGGGGAGTGCAGGAGACGGAGCGGTCCCGCCTGGAGCTGGAGGCGGAGCGGGGGCGCCGATGGGCGGAGGCCCGGGAGGTGTGGCTTGAGTTTATCGCCCGGAGACGCGAGGAGGTGATCGGGGTCTTGGAGAGGCCTGTGGGCGGGGATGCGAGCGTCCTCGATCTGCTGGCCGAGTTGCGGGTACTGAGAGCGTTCGAGGATATAGCGAGGACCTCCGCCGAGAGCGGGAAGATCGCGGAAAGGAAGTTGAACGATGGCTAGAAGGAAGCAGGGAGCGGAGTTGGAGAGCCGGATTATCGAGGTATTTGCGGACTTCGAGAAGTACCTTCCGAGCCCACAGGAAGTGCACCTCTACCGGCGCAAAGTGAAGGAGTATGCCGAGCTGGTCCTTTCGGGGGCCGAGGCGGACGCGGGGCAGGAGGTTGGCGATGGAAACGACGACTAGCCCGATCGAGCTCCAGCAGACGGCAACGGCAGCGGTGGCAGTGGAGGCCCCCGCCACTGCCCCGGAGGCAACGTCCCCGGAGATAGGGCAGTCGCCCCAGCAGGCGGCAGCGCCCGCTCAGGGGGGCATGGAGGCTGGGAAGCTCGACGATGACGGGGTTGCCCTGGGCGATGATGGGGAGCTGCTGTTCGGGGACAAGTTCTTCGACATGTACCGGGAGGATTTTGGGGCCCCGCAGGATGCGCAGGGGACGGGGCAGGGACAGCCCTCTGCCGAGCCAGCTCAGGCGACGCCACCGCCTGCGTTCTATACGGCGGACGAGCTGAAGACATTTGAATCCATCGACCAGATCGATCCGGCGCGGTTTCCCGAGGCGATGCAGCCGTACCTCCCCGTTATTCGGGACTACGTACTCGCCCTCCAGCGGCAGGTGGGGCTTTTGCGGTCGATGGAGGCGTCCCGCAGTACGCCGCGGCCTCAGGCACAGGCCCCGCAGGCTCCGCGTCCTATGGAGCACAAGGAGATCGCAGCCCTGGCCAGGAAGGTCGCGGCGGAGCGCCTGGGGGTGAAGCCGGAGGACCTGGACACCTATGATCCGGAGCACGTCGCGGCCCTTGGCATGGCGGTGCAGGATATCGCGGCACGGAACAGAGCGGAGGTCGCCGCCTGGCAGGGGCACGCGCAGGCGCAGCAGGATTTGCAGCGGTTTGCGGTGGATCTGGCATCGCAGCCGGATTTCCAGCAGTTCGACGCCTGGGTGACGGGGCGGTTGGCGAGTGCGGGGATGTCGGCGGATCAGCTGCTCGTCTACGTGCAGCAGACGGGGGACCTGGCGGGTGTTCAGCGGGCTGTGACGGAGATGTACCGGGAGTGGAAGTCCCAGGGGGCGCAGGCTCCCCAGGGAGCACAGCCGCAGTCGCCCCAGCAGCAGAAGCCGCAGGGGGCTGTGCTCCCGAAGGTCCCGGTGGTGGAGAGCGCGAACGGAGCCGCACAGGTCAGGAAGACGGTGGACCTGCGCGGGTTTGGGGATATGGACGACGACTCTCAGGCAAGGGCGCTTATCGAGATGGGACTCGTCTAGGAAAGGAGCAGAAAGATGGCAAGCAACACTTACACGGCGGTGGGGAACCGGAAAGACGTCAGCGAGATCGTCACGAACATCGCCCCGTACGATACCCCGCTGTACTCGCGGATCGGGAAGACGAAGGCGACGGCCACGAACCACGAGTGGCTGGAGGACGCCCTCGGCGCTCCGGCGGACAATGCAAAGGTGGAGGGGTTCACCTTCGAGACGGTGGATGCGACGCCCCGTACCATGCTGGGGAACTACACCCAGATCATGGAGCGTGGCGTTCACGTCACGGGGACCCAGGAGGCCGTCCAGCACCACGGGGTCCAGTCCGAGATGGCCTATCAGATGTCCAAGAAGCTGAAGGAGATCGCCCTGGACTGCGAGCGGGCGCTGGTCACGCAGGACGCCAAGGTGGCGGGGAGCACCGTGCTTGCCCGCAAGTTCGGCGGGTTGCCGTACTGGATCGTGACGAACAAACTGGAGAACGGCGGCACGGCCCGCGCGCTGACCTTCGACCTGATCAACGAGGCACTGGAGAAGACCTGGGGCGAGGGCGGCAGGCCGTCCATCCTGCTCGTATCCCCGCGGAACAAGCGCGTGATCAGCACGTTCACGGCCGGGAACACGAAGCACATGGACGGGAACAAGACGAAGAAGCTGACCCAGATGATTACGGTCCTGGAGACGGACTTCGGGCTGTTGCAGACGTTGGTCGACCGGTTCCTCGGGAACGGGGCTATCTACGGGCTGTCTCCAGAGTATATGCGGAAGGCGTTCCTGCGCCCGTTCGTGACCACGGATCTCCCCAAGACGGCGGATATGCACCGCAAGAACGTCTTCGGCGAGTGGACGCTCGAGATGAGGGCGGAGAAGTCGCACTTCGTCATCAAGGATCTGAACGGGGCCGTCCCCACGCCGTAGCCATGGAACGCCAGGAGCTCGAGTTCTGCGGGGACGACGTTCGGCTGACGACGACCTACAGCACGGACGACTACGAGCGGGCGAACGCCGAGGTGCTGCGGCAGGCGGGCAAGGGATTCATCAGGGACGGGCGGGGGAACATCTCCGCCCGTCTTGCCTTGAACATTCCGATGCTGGACGCGGCAATGCTGGAGGCGAAGTTCGACCCCGACTGGATGGCTTATACGCACTGCCAGGACCGGCAGGCGCTGCGCAGGCTCTTGAAGCGCTTCCCGTACTGGCGGGCGGCGGAAGGGAGGATTTGAATGATCTCCGTCGGGGAATTGATCCGGTCCGTTCGGTACCTCCTTCGCGACATGCAGGGGGTTGCCGTGTCGGACTTCGAGATCGTGGAGGCGATCAACCGGGGAACGGCGCTGCTTTACTCGCGCATGGCGGAGAACTCCGTGCAGGCGGCGGCGAAGAAGATCGAGCTGACCGTCAAAGCCGGGGGGCAGGTTGCGCTCCCGGCGGACTTCCACAACGTCCGCTGGGTGTTCGCGAAGGGTGGGGGCGAGTGCGTCCCTACGCCGCGCCCATCGGTGGGGCCCGGCGAGTACCGGATAGTGGGAGATCGCTTCGAGGCGCCCAAGGGCACGTACATCTTCGAGTACTACGGCATCCCCCCGCGTGTGGCGGGATACGAGGACGAGCTGGCGGTTCCGGCCGCCGTGAGGCGGCGCCTGGAAGATATCGTCGCGGCGCTCGTCGGAGGGGACGTGGACCGTGCGGAGCAGGCGGCGCTTCTGTGCTGCAGGGAGCTCGCCGGAGCGGAGTTGGCGCGGCTGACGGATCCGGGGCCGGTTAAGATCTGGGGTGGACGAGCATGACGAGAAATGACCTGATCGCTTTGGTGCGGCGTCTGATAGCGGACGAGCAGGCGGCGGGGTTCACCGCCGGGGGCAGTCTGGAGCAACCCGAGGGGACGCAGGAGCTTCTGAACTACCTCGATCGCGCTGTGGCGGAATACAGCGGGCGCGAGGCGTCCCGCGGCAACCCCCGCTTCCTGAGCAGCTTCGTCCCCGTCAAGGGGGATAAGGTCCCCGACGACTTTCTGTTTTTCGCCGGAGCCGTCCCCATCTCGGTGGATGGCGGGATTGTCGACTTCTATGGGCCCGCGTCCACTCTGCCGGCGCGGTACTTCGCGCGGCTGCCGTATATATCGGCATTCAAGGAGCGGGACGAGCTGCCGCACCGGCAGGACGATCTAATGACCGTTGCGGCTCTGGCAGCTATCTATGCCCTCAACAAGCAGGAGTACAACGTGTCTCAGGACCTGGCGCTGCTGGGGATGGGGCCGGCGGGGGGAGGTGCTCCGGTTGCCGTTTCGGGCGAACAAGGCGCTGAACGGGGAGCAAGTTAGCTACACCGGGTTCAGCGGCGGTCTGAATTTGGCGGCCTCCCCCGAGGCA